ACCAAGCATGGTTGTGTCTGCCTCAGGGCTAAAATACATGGAAGGGCCTTTGTTATAGGCCATGGTGGTACGAGCAGCTTTATCTCTGATAGCCTGCTGTACTTCTTTGGATTCTTTGTGTAGATTATCCATGATACCATTCTTAAATCCACCACGAATAGCGATATTATTGCTGAGCTTATAAGGATTGTTTGTCTTATAGTCTGGCATTGCTATCTTTTCTTTTCCGACAAACGCTCGTTTCAATTCTCGTTGTTCAGGATGGAGGCCTCGCTCCCTGAGCCACTTATCATGCTCAGCATTAGCTGCCGCAAGTTTCTTGGATTTAGATGGTTTCTTTTTAGATTTGCCAATATCATTAAGATAATGACCCACAAGATGCATAGACATACAGAAAAACCTCCATTGACATTATCATAACGATAACACCAAAAGAGGCTTTTGTCAATGTTTATTTTTATAATCTTCCATGCTGACTACATTGTCAAAATACTGCTTTAGCACGAACTTTCGATCTTCTGCATCATGAGATAAGTTAGCTCCGAGCATCTGATAGATTTCACTTTCCATTATGAATGTTCTGCCTTTCTTTTGCTGCTCGATAAGAAAATCCATGATAGCATGTGCTACCTGGTCAGGAAGTTCTTCTGTATCACTCATCTCTGGGTCCTGCTAATAACGCAAAAAATGCTAATGCTGAGACTACGAGGATAGGATACATCAAGAAATACAATAGATTATGGAAGAATGTTTCTATCATACTGTTAATTCTTTAAATCTTTTTTTCTTTTCGGAATCAATTCCCTGTCCAAAACTAGATTTAGTAAACACCGGAGTATCGTTAGTTAAAGTCTGAGCAGACTCTTCTACATCATACAGCCTCATCTTAGCACGATCAATACCAACAACAAACTTCTTATATATTGTTGGATCATTATAACGATTCTTAAGCTGTTTGATCATGATCTGATTTAGCTGCTCCATCTCTTCTGTAGAGATAAGAGCAAACATCAGATCAGCCGTGGCTGGTAGACCAAAAGATTCAGAAGTATCAGTCAGTTCGACATCTGAGTTGCCATAGCCAGAATTGTGAGTTAAAATATCATTAGCATAAAACAATCGATTACCTGTAACTTCAATATCAATCATATCTACTTCGCCAACTTCTTCAATAGAAACAATTTTAGCATATTCTACCATAATTAAATCCTTCATGTAAGTATTTTTCAACATCCCATACATCTATGGATATAGATTTCATGCCATCATTGATCCAACATGTTCCTCTACCTCTTGACCATCCCTCCGGTAGGGACAATAAATCCTTAACACTTTTACGTTCTTTCGTAATTAGGTTGTGTATAAATTGACGCCCAGAAGATTGTTCTCTCCACTTATTTTTGGTTTGATCTGTCGGAGATGGTCTATTTTTAGCTTTATCTGATAATTTCTTTTTTGTTTCTTCTGTGTGTTTATGTCCATAGTTAGAATACAAACCAGCGGCATTTCTATGTTTTTTTGTTTCTGACATTTTTTTACGTGACATGTCACTAAAAGGTATTCCTTTATTCCATGCATTTCCCATAGATTTATTCTTATTTACATCATTAATATCTGCGCCATGGTAATATCTATCTTTATTATCCGACATTTCATATTTCATGTTATAACCATAACCATCTTTATAGTGTGATAGTAATTTTTTTATATAAAAAGTTTCCCTAATATCAGCTTCGGCTTGTGTTTCTACTACTTCTAATATCTCTATAGTAAAATTTCGTTTTCCATATTCTAAAATAGCTTCATGAACTAAACAATTATTATCACGCCTTCCTAAACGAACATGTTGAGTAAAACGATCATTTATTTCATTAATTGTCTGCCCAACATAGTACATTTTATTTTCTGTTGCATGATTGGTAATTAAATAAATTTTAATAGACATATTTTTAACCTTTCTGTTAATCATACATCTATTTATAATTTATTGAGGTTTAACTTGCAGATACATATTAGGTTTCAGACCATTATTAATGGTGATATCGCCAGAATCTGCTGTAGGAAAAATATGATTTCCGCTACAAACAATTTTTTGGCCATTAGATAAAGTAATTTTATATGCTTTCAGTTTTCCTGTGTAATGAACTGCGGTTATAATATTATCGCTTTCATTGGATTGAATTTTATCACCTACTTTAACACGATCTATAGTTGTATCATTCCCGTTAATTGTTACAATCGTATCAGGTGCAAGACATCGGGTAGTTTGAGTAGCAGAAACCACAGGAACATTAAACTCAACGGCAAGACCACGTAGCTCTTCAGCGATTGCCTTAATGAGCGTGTATGAGTTGACATTGCTTCCAGCCTTAATGCGGCTAGAAGAGCAGATGTTGAGATAATCGATATAGATAATATCAGGAATAAAGTTTCGCTTGATACGAAGCTCATTGATGAGATGACGGAAATGCCCGCTCCCAGCAGAAGCAGTAGGATATTCTTTGACGATGAGTTTCCCAACAGTGTTCTCCCTGATGCGCTTGATCTTCTTGTCGTATGCTTCTTTCGGGATGACTGCAAGATCATCGATGGTCACATTTAGCAGGTTAGCATCGATGCGTTCTGCGATCTTTTCTTCTGCCATCTCCATCGTGATGTATAGGACGTTCTTGCCTTGTGTCAGGTTAAAAGAAGCACAGTGACACATAAATAAGGACTTGCCAACGCCAGTGCCAGCCAGTGCAATGTTAAGGGTCTTTCGAACAAGACCTCCTTTAGTAATCTTGTTAAGGAAGTCAAGGTCGAATGGAATATGTTCTTCCTTACGATGGTAGAAATCAAAACGATCATCAGAATTAGCAAAATAATCATGACCGATGCTGATATCAAAAGACACGCCAAGGGCGTCTGATAGAAGAGTAGGGATAGCACCTGTACTGGAGGATCCGCTCTTATCGTCCAAGATCTTAATCGAAGCCATGATTGCATTGTATATCGCCTTATCTTGACAAAACTTCTCTGTCGAATCTAATAACCATTGTATCTCTGTATTCTCTACAGAAAGATCATCGATCAGAGCTTTAGAGTCCTTGAACGTGCTTTCTGAGATGCCTTCTCTATTCTTCAGTTCGATATGAAGGACTTCCTTCGTAGGTGTATTATTATACTTGATAACATAATCATTGATCAGCTTATAAACTGTCTTATCTACCTGATTCTGAAAGTATTCATCCTTAAGGAAAGGCAGAGTCTTCCTAGCAAACGACTCATTATATACTAGATGTGATAGGATTGTTTTTTCGATCATGTATTAAATGTCTCTATCAGTGCCTTGCGGCCTTGTTGTTGATAATGGTGGTCAAATATAGTTATGACCTTTCTAAGCATTGCTACCGCTAACAATACAGCATCTTCTTGAGTATCACAAGACATCATTATCTGAGTTTCTAACGGCAATGTCAGTTTTCGTATCTTAGCCTCCATCTGTTCATTCGTCATCAACGCCAATACCTCTTTATCATTATAGGACCCACTTTCCACGAAGTGTAATGTAATCTACATTCATTCCAATAAAACCAATCACCAAACGGATTGTATATCACCACCCAATTTTTGTATCCATAAAGAATTCTGACTGACCGGTTCATTTCTTCTCCACATATACCTGATGTTTCTGTATCAATAACGATCCTACTTTAAAAGTTATAATAGGTCGACCATTATTATAGTTAAAATGTCTTAAAAAGAACTTGACATCTTTTGAATGCTTGCGCCATCTCACTACATATTCAACTGTTTTCCACACATCAAATATCGTTCGTTACCAAGCCGTTATGGATATCAAGATACCCACTATCCAAACCAATAATATAGCTATCAAAATCAAAACCGAAAGTATCATAGAGAACATGTCGATAAGATCCTTTTTCCACGATGTCCCCTTTGTGAATACGCTTGGTAACGATGTAGAAGGCCTGTAGTTGGTCTTCATATGAAAGGCTCTTCCAATACTCTTCAGCTTTCCGATCATATTGATCTGATGCTTCTTGCATCGAACTAGCAATGTCCTCATACACTGACTTTTTATCATCCATCTGTATCCTCGTTGGCAATTAGGTTACCGCCAACCAATGTATAGCGGTTCTTGATCCAGTCAGCAAAATCTGTCGTGGTCAATACACTCTTCCACAGCTCGCCGTTATCTTCAATATCAGCAGCACGCATCTTGTTACCGACTACTTCACCAGTAGTACGATCAACCAACTGATACCAACCATTAGAAGGTTTAACCACATAACCACCTTCAATAGCGAGATCGAGTAGGCCTGACCACTTTTGGATCCCGCCCTCGTAGCTAACTGTGATAGGTATCTTAGACTTTTC